GGATTTTTAAAAAGCATTTCTATGGAAATAGAAAATCAAAATTGATTCACATTAAAGATTTGGAAAATTACATATGATTGATAACTATGAAAATTTGAGAGATGGGCATTGGCATCAGATTAAAAGAACTGGTGATGGTCCAGTTTATTCTACCGACTACATGAATTATTATAATAGAATTCCTTCTGATGCAATGTCGAAGATTCGTTATGATGTTGTAAAAAAATATGTTGGAAATTTCAATTCTGTTTGTGATTTTGGTTACGGTAATGGGGCTTTCTTGCAATATTGTAAAGACAATAATCATACTGCTTTTGGTTATGATATTTCTGATTATCCTTGCCCAAATGGTGTAACAAGAGTTGAAGATGTAAATTCACTTGAAGTTGACGTTATGACGTTTTTTGATTCAATCGAACATGTTGAAGATTCTGATTTGGTATCTTTTCTGAATAGCAAACAATCAAAACATTTCGTTATTTCTCTTCCATGGTTTCATGAATTTCTAGGTCCAAAATGGTTCACTAGCTGGAAACACAGAAAACCTAATGAACATTTTCATCATTTTGATATGCATGGTTTAGTTGGTCTTTTGACGGAAGCAAATTGTGAAATTCTTCATGTAGGTAACGAAGAAGATCAGATTCGTAAGCCTGTTGATCAATGGCCAAATATTTTAACCGTGATTGGGAAAAGAAGATAATGGATAATAGTATATACAAGAAAATTAATCCTGGTCATTTATTTCAACAAAAATTAACAGGTCAACCTCCAGATTATAGTGCAACATACTCAAAAACGCGATATGACACATATAATACAAATGATGTTATGTCAGAATTGAGATATCGGGTGTTAAAAGAAACTATTGGGAATTTCACTTCTATACTTGATTTTGGTTATGGAAATGGTGCATTCTTAAAAGAGTGTGAAAGAAAGAAAAAGGTTACTTATGGATATGACATATCTGATTATCCTGTACCATCAAAAACAATAAAAGTTGATGATCCAAATAATGTGGAAGTAGATGTCATTACTTTTTTTGATTCATTGGAACATTTGTTGGAAGAAGATTTGGTTTCATTTCTACGAAACAAAAAGTGTAAACACTTTTGCATTTCTGTTCCGTGGTACCATGAATCAAAAGGAACATCATGGTTTGAATCATGGAAGCATCGTAGAGAGAATGAGCATATACATCATTTCGATGCACACGGATTAATTGGATTGCTGACGGATATCGATTGCAAGGTTGTTTATGTTGGTAATCCTGAAGATAAAGTCAGAACACCAAACTCAAATTTGCCAAATATATTGACTGTTATAGGAACAAGAGTAAAATGATTATTAATATTAGACCTGGAACATTTGGTGGGCTTCTTTGTAATGGTGATATGGTTGCTTTACTAAATGTCTTTGAACATTTGCGTATGTTAAATGGTAATCAACAACTGAAATTTTTTATGATGCCTGGTACAATTAGTACCTCTGACTATTGTGTTAAATTTTTCGAATATCTGAAGACAGCAACTGATTATTTTTCGGAAGAACCTTCTGATCAATTATTATCATGGAATAAAGTTAATTTATGGGATTATAGAGCAATTTCTGGTGATTTGGTGAAGATCAATAATGATATTCAAATGAAAAAGAAAATTGTAATTTTTCCTGTTTTTGATGCACCTTACAATATGTACAGAAATTGGCCGCCAGTGATACTACAAAAGATCATTGATGATTATCAAACGAACAATGAGTTTGAGAAGATTCTTTGTGTCAAAGATATTCCAAATGGCATCGATTTGAAAGGTTTTACAATTAGCACAGATTTTATTGCTAATATAAATCATATACTTGAATGTCACACTTTTATTGGCGGTGAAACTGGAACTTCAATTTTTGCTTCTGCATTGGATAGACCACCAGAAAATCTATTATACTTCTATTCCAATAGAGCATTATTGCATACTGTACCTTTTCATAGCCTAAATGGTAAAGGGCGAATTATAAATTATTGGTTAGACTGTGAAGGAACAACTTGGAGATAAATTGCATAATGAATAACATTTCAATTGTGACTGCTTTTTTTGATATCGGTAGAGGTAATTGGACACCAGACAAAGGATTACCTCATTATCTACATCGAACAACAGATACTTATTTGGAACGATTCAGTCATTTAGCTGAATTGGAAAATGATATCACAATTTTTACATCAAAAGAACTTGAAGGTAAAGTAAAAAGCATATGCAATAAACGATTAGGAAGGACAGAAGTAATTACGATTGATATAAATTTTACCTTTTCTGAAATGCGTAAAAAGATAGTTAATATACAACAAGATCGAAATTTTCAAAGTAGAATTAATCCACAACAATCTAGAAATCCTGAATATTGGAATCCTGATTATGTTCTTGTTACCAACTTAAAAGCACACTTTACGAATGTTGCTATTGAAATTGGTTGCACTCAAAACGATTTGGTGGCATGGATTGACTTTGGTTATTGTCGCAGTGCAAAGAATATTCCTGCAAGTAAAACATGGAATTATGATTTTGATCCATCCAAAATACACCTATTCAATTATAAATCTTATGATAACAAACCAATAGAACACGCGGTTTGCAATAATGACGTTTATATTTTAGGTGCTAAAGTTGTAGCACATAAAACCATGTGGCCAAAAATGTCCAATTTGATGGGTGATTCTTTCAATGATCTGTATAATAAAGGATTGGTTGATGATGATCAGGGTCTTTGGTTACAATCATACATAAAAGAACCTGAATTGTTTGAATTACATAGAATTCCTGATCATCAATTTGGTCATGATCCTTTTGTCCTTTTTAATGAATTTAATAAATCATGAAAATAGATTCTAATAAGTTAGTCATATTTGATTTGGATGGTGTTCTACTCGATAGCAGAGAATTACATTATGAAGCCCTCAATGCTGCAATTAAAAACGTAACACATTCAAATGATTATTTGATTACCCGTGAAGAGCATCTATCAAAATATGATGGTCTAAACACTACTAAGAAATTACAGATGCTCACTCAAGATAAAGGTCTTGATGTTGAACAATATGATGATATATGGAAACAAAAACAGCAACAAACCTTTGATTTGATTCCAAATGCACCATACAATAAAAATGCAGTTTTTATAATGTCCACTCTAAAAGATATGGGGTGGAAAATTGCTGTTGCATCTAATAGTATTAGAGAGACTATCAGGATTGCATTGGACTGTATGGGAGCAACACGTTATGTTGATTACTATGTAAGCAATGAAGATGTTTTTAGTCCAAAACCTTTTCCTGAAATGTATTGGCAATGCATGATCAAACTAAAAGCATTACCAAAGAATACCATTATAATAGAAGATTCTCATATAGGGCGAGAAGGTGCATTAAATTCTGGAGCACATTTGTATCCCGTTAAAGACGCATATGAATTGGATTTAGATTTCTTAGAGTATTGCAAAGATTTTTCAAAATATGATAAGAAGAAAAATATACCATGGAGAAATAAAAAAATGAACGTATTAATTCCAATGGCCGGCGCAGGTAGCAGATTTGCTGCCGCAGGCTATACATTTCCAAAACCATTGATTGAAGTTAATGGTAAACCTATGATTCAGGTGGTTGTTGATAATTTGAATGTTGATGCACATTTCATATTTCTAGTTCAAAAAGAACATTATGAAAAATATAATCTAAAATCCGTTTTGAATTTGATTGCACCAAATTGTGATATTGTACAAGTAGATGGGTTAACAGAGGGTGCCGCTTGCACTACACTACTTGCTAAAGAATTAATCAACAATGATAATCCATTATTGATGGCTAATTCAGATCAATTTGTTGAATGGAACTCAAACGAATCATTATATGCATTTACAGCAGATTCAATCGACGGTGGTATTATTACATTTGAATCTACTCACCCCAAATGGTCGTATGCTAAATTGGGAGAAGATGGTTTTGTAACTGAAGTTGCTGAAAAAAATCCAATTTCAAATTTGGCTACTGTAGGAATCTATTATTGGAAAAAGGGCTCTGATTATGTCAAATATGCAGAGCAAATGATTGAAAAGAATATTCGCACTAATAATGAATTTTATGTTTGCCCAGTTTTCAATGAAGCAGTTGGTGATGGTAAAAAGATTCGTGTAAAAAATGTCGAAAGAATGTGGGGTATTGGTACACCTGAAGATTTGAATTACTTTTTGGAAAATTATAGATGAAAGTAGGTGTTATTCTTACAGGTTATTCTAGGCGCTATAAAGAATGTTGCGATAGTGTCAAAAGGTTTTTAAATACTTATGATACGGATGTTTATATCTCTACATGGAATAAAACTCAATCAAGTATAAACACTCCTTTCGTACATTCAGTTGATGTAAATGAAATCATTCAAACTTATAAACCAGTGAACTATCGTATTCAAGATTATGATGAATACTACAGAAATAGATTTCAACCAATCGATATTTACTCTAAAGAAAACAATAATGTTTTTAGAACAGATCCAAGAGCAATTGAACATGGATCAAAGTGGGTAGAAAGACTGAGAGATCAGTGGTATATTGTTAAACATGGTTGGAATCTGATTGACAATCCTTCAAAATATGACTATATCATACGTTTGAGATTGGATACAATTCTTCACAATCTTGTTTTAAAAGAAACAGATGGTTTGATTGTTCCAAATAAATTTAATCCACATATCAATAGTATAATTACAACAGATCATCTTGCTATAGGAAATCCAATAAACATGGAACAATATTGCAGACTGTTTAATAGCATAGATTGGATGTATTATAATCATAACATAGATATATCAAATGCCGAACTTATGTTAGGCCACTATTTGATTAATATGTGTGGTATTAAAGTTACACCTGATCCAACAATTGATTACGATATTTTAAAGTGAAATTATGAAAACAGCACTAGTTATTGCAGGAAATGTCCGAACATGGACTCAAAATAAACAAAATTTCATTGATACATTCAGTTGTTTGGATCCAGATATTTTCATATCAACATATAATGTATTAAATTGCTATCATCCATTTGTGGCTAGTCAACATAATGCTACGCAAGATTACCTGATTGAACGAGAAGAAGTTGTTGAACTCTTTTCCGACCTAAACCCATTGAATATTTTGGTTGAAGATATGAAAGAAGTGAGTCAAATGTTGAGAGAAGAAGACTCAAAATTTCATCCTTTGTTACAGAATCTACATGCAAATTGTTATGGGCAGTATCGTAAAATAAAACAAGCTATAGATATGGTTAGATATCATGAACAAAAAACTGGAATAAAATACGACAGGATCATAAAAACGAGATGTGATCTTGCATATATTGATAATCCAGATTTATCCATCACTGAAAATAATATTGTATATGATTGGGGTGCTAATCCAACTAATGAATATCCGTCAGATCATTTTTTAATGGGTAGCAGATCGACTATGTACAATTTGATCGATTTCATTTATAATGAATTTTACAATCCAGTCTATGATGATAGTCAAAGTGTTCCTCCCCACGGCTTCATAAGAAATGCCATCCGTTATAACAAATTGGAAAGAAACTCTAGACATATCATCAAATATCTTTTAAGAAGTGATGGATTCCAACAAACGATATGAAATATATTGCACACCGTGGTCTATTTCAAGGACCAAATACAGAAAAAGAAAATACACCAGAACAAATTCATATAGCCCTACTTAAAGGCTATGATGTTGAATTGGATGTTTGGTATGTCGATGAACAATGGTATCTTGGACATGATAAACCAACTTATAATATAAATTATACATTTTTAAATGAACGTGGTTTTTGGATTCATGCTAAAAACTTATCTGCTTTATACGAATTGACTAAAGATAATAATCTGAATTATTTTTGGCATCAAGAAGATGATTTCACTTTAACTAGTTTGGGTTATATTTGGACTTATCCAAATCAACCATTAACTACAAATAGTATTTGTGTTATGCCAGAGTGGAATACAGGTTCTATTGGTTTAGATTATGTAATTCCAAAATGTTACGGTATTTGTTCTGATTTTGTGGAAGTAGTGAAAAATCTAAAGTTGTATAAATAGTTCTATGGCAATCATAGTGTATTGCAAAACGAGGAAAATATGAGATCCTTTCTATCGCTTTTAAAAGAAGAAGCTGACGAATCTAAGCTAAAACATATCACTCATGTTGAGGACCATGTTCTCCATGATGGTAAAGAAGGGTACAACCACGCAGTTGATGTTTTAAATAAAGTCAGAAAACATATCAAAGCTGGAAAAATGGATCCAACTTTGACAATGAAACATGACGGTTCACCTTCAATTGTTTACGGTCATCATCCAGAAACTGGTAAATTCTTCGTTGCATCTAAATCCGCTTTCAATGTCAATCCAAAGATCAATTATACTGAAGATGATATTGAAAGAAATCATGGTCATGCACCAGGTTTAGTTGAAAAACTTAAACACGCCCTACATCATCTTCCAAAGATTGCACCAAAAACCGGTGTATATCAGGGTGATATGATGTTTTCTGATTCTGACAAGACAGAACATGATGGAAAAGTGCATTTCAAACCAAACACCATCATGTATTCTGCACCAAAAGATTCAGAAGAAGGTAAAAAGATTCGTAAGGCTAAGGTTGGTTTATACACCCACACACAATATCACGGAAAAGATTTAGCTTCAATGAAAGCGGATTTTAATCCTGATCTTTCTGGTTTCAAACACAGCCCAGACGTTTATCATAGAACACCTGGTCATGATACATCAAAAGTAAAATTGACTAAAAGTGATGAGCAACAACTCGACCACCATCTCGCCCAGGCTCATGCTATACATACAGTACATGGTGATAAGATGTATGATGCAACAGAGATCCATCGCAATCCTGGTGGTCCTATTGAGACACATATCAACTCAACTATCCGATCAGGCGAGA